TAACTTAGACACAGATTTTTGTAGATTTTTTACAGTGCCCTCATACTCAATCCCAAGAATAGTCTTAGCAGTTTGTCTGTACTCTATCTTTTTTTGATACTGTAAAGGGTCATCTACATACTCCAATAGGGTTATATCTAAGTTAATGTAGTCAAACTCTCCTGTTGCAGCATTGAAATGCGATAAGGTTTCTTCAATTCCAGTTATCAAAAATGGAAACTCTCCTATGACATGATACCCAAGAATTAAAGGAGCAAATTTTCCTAACTCCATAAAGTCTTTTAACATCTGTAGATGTAAACTTGGAGCTTTAGTAAGTCCTGCTATTAATTCTATAGATAAGCTAACTTCCATAAGTTCTCTACCTTGCTGTCTAACTTTACCAATCCCATAAATAGGCTCATGTTGAGTAATTTTGGCTTTTCTACTTCTCGATAATTCCTTCTTTAAAGAAAAAACATTTAAGTCACTAGCATAAAAAATTATGTCTCCCAAACTTCCTATCATGATGGACCTCCTGACATATCTCCTCCAGCTTTTACATTACCGTGAGTATGAGTATTAAGATTAATATTTCCTAGCATAGCAGTACCCTTAGTATTAGTATTGGCTTCAAAAGTAGTGTCTCCAGCTACAGTTAATGTCTTTTTTAACTCAACATCTGCTGTAATCACTACTTTTGTGATAGGAGATAGGGTTAAAACTCCATCTTTGTAAGAATAAAAACCGCCATCTGAAAAAGTCCTTTTTACTTCCCCTTCAGCAATCCCTGAAGGTCTCATAGGACAACCTAAGATGTAACCTTGCTCCATCATATCTGGCAATGATAGGACTATAACTGTTTGACCTATCTTGAGATGATAGTTATCTGAATGTGATTCTGAGAATGGAACCAGGATATTTAACCAATCTGAAATTTTATTATCTCTATCAGGAAATATAACTCTTGCTTTACCATTTGCTATGTCTACATCATTTACTTCCCCTTGCTTCAAGATATCCAGCATTCTTACTCACCACCTTTTTTGTTTCTCTTTCTTTTTTTCTTGTATTTGCAGTTTTAGCCTTCTCTTTCTCTGCCTTATCTCTTTTAGCTTTATCAATTGCTTTTGCTCTCTCTTCCGCATTTTGTCTAGCACCAACTTTAAAAGCTTCTATATCACAAGTGTAGTCTCCATCGATATTGTGAGTAACTTTATCAATTACATATCTTCCAGCAAATCTCCCAAAGCTATCATCTAGTTCTATAATGCAACCAGCACAATATTTAACATCTCCATCGATTGTTAAGTTTATAGAGTATTCTTGCTTTAAACTGTCCTTTAAAGTTTTCTCGGCCACTTTCTTAGCTTGCGATTTTCCTTTAGTTTTAATCTTTTTTGTCTTAGCTTTTTTAACTCTTTTTTTAGTTTTTGTTTTATCTGCTTTCTCTTTAAAAGCTATATATCCTCCATCATCAAGCATTTTTTACCTCATTTCTTTTCTCAAGTTCTTCTTTTGTAATTGTCTCAACAATGTGTTTCTTCTTATCTGCATCATAATAACTAACTTCTACTTTATCGTAAATGCCCTGATTTTTCTTCTTTAGTGTAAAGCTTCTAATACGAAAATCTTTAATACTAAAGACATCAATATTATCGTTATCAATTAATGCATCATCATTAAAGACTAATAGTTTATCATCAGTAACTTTCAAACTTAGAGCTGTTTCAGATAGAACTCTATTTAAAAAACCTAAGTCTGTTTCTCTGTCCTGATCTAATCTATCAAAGAAAGCATTATCACAATGTAGCTCGTAACTTAATTCGTGTTTAGTTGCTATTTTAGATAGAAGTTCTGATAGAGTTATTTTTTCCCATGCTACACTATTAACCTGCTCTCTAATAGTCTGGTCAAGAGGTAATGCTAGGCATTTGAGAGAAAGTTTTTGATTATTAAAAGTAGGCTCATCAACGTAGAAAATTCCAAGGTCTAAGAATTTAGATTTACCATTTTCATTTTGTTGGATTCCAATTAGCAGTCTTGAATTCTCATCAGGATACCATTCGTTGAGCCATCTATAATCTAAATTTTCCAGGTCTAATTCTAAATCATCTACAGCATTTTTTGAGTTATCTGTGTAAGTCATAGAAGAGATACTAGGCTGTATTTCTTCTGTAATATCTACGCCTTCATAGAAAACTAATATCTTTATATTTCTTGCTATCCCATTTCTATCAGCCTCCTTTTTGCAATAAAAAAAGAGCAGCTTTTATACTGCTCTTAGATTTCAGATTTTATTTATTTCTATTTTTATCCCATTCTGTAACTTTTTCTTGTAAAGCTTTAAACTCTTCTACACTTAAGTCTATTTTTTCTTCTTTTAGATATGATTTTATAGACTCGTCATTTATATTTTTTCCTTTTTCTGCTATGTAGTCTTCAAAACCTTTAACTTTTTTAAAGTCTGCATAACTTACTTCATTTGTATCTTTACTAGTGTCTTGAGCTTTCACATTAGCACTTTTTAAATCTAAGTAGTCATCTACTTTAGCTAGAATATCTTTTATTTCTTGCTCTGATTTACTTAGTCTATTAGTTAAAATGTTTAGAACTGTTTGCTTTGCTGTTTCTTCTTTTTCTCCTGTGTCAATTAAATTAGTAACAGCGTGATAATACTCAAGATACAACTCTTTCTCATCTTCAGATGGGATATATGCTCTAGCTTGTGAATAGCTTTCAACATTTTGACCATTTCTAACTATAGTATACCCATGCGTTCCAGATGTCTTATTCCAAAATCTTTGGTCTCCATAAGCCTGAATTATAAAATCTTTCATACCATCATCGAGATGTTTTTTAACATACTCAGCCATTTTTTCACCTATTTGAATATCTGTAGCATCATCGGGTACTAGTATTTGTATCCAAGTGTCTCCAGTTTTCTTATCTGTAATTACTACAGACATACTAGAATTATCTTCTTTTATAGGCTCTTGTGGGGTATCTGTAGTTTTTTCAGACCCGCAACCAATAAAGAAAATAAGTACCAAAAATAAAAATAATTTTTTTAACATTTTTCCCTCCTAATAAAATTATAATACCTATTGTACTATAAGCTATACATAAAATCAATATTGTTACATTATCTTTTCCACGGTGGTAGTTTTGATGTTTCTACAGCACTTGTGATAGGTGTAATTTCAGGTACTATGACAGGAATATTAGAATCGAAAACAGCGATAGATAGTAAATTAAGATTAGCTCTCATAAGTTGATGGAAATACTGTTCTGACCCATATAATTTATAACTTATCAAGTCCCAGGTATCTCCACTCACTGTTTTATAAACTTTTACTTTTTTCATACTATCGCCGTCCTTCTTTTCTTACTTTGCATTTCTTCAATTACTCTTTTAACTTCTCTAGCAATATCTGTAGCACTTCCAGAACCACCATTAATGTTGATAGTTATAGTATCTCCACCAACCATAGTTCTTGAGTCATTTGAAATACTTCTAATTCTATCTTTTAGTGATGATACTCTTGAAGACAAAGAGCTTCTAGTTTGTGAATTGTTAAGAATTCTAGCTCCACGAGGTAAATTAGCCATAACTGGAGAATTTACTAAGAAAGAACTATTATTCATTTCTACAAGCTCAGCACCTCTTTCAGCAAGAGTTGTAAGCCCACCTCCAAAGTAGTTAGTACCAGAATAGTTTTGGACTACCTCTCCATCTCCTTTAAACCAGTTAAAAGGATTTAATTTAGAACCAAAGTTTTTAATGCTTTCCCATTTATTTATCAACCAGTCAAAAAATTCTTTGAAAGGTTTTTTCAAATTTTCAAGACTATTTATAGCACTGTCTTTTAAACTAGTCCAAGCATTGGAGGCGATTCCAATTAAACCATGAAATTTATCTTTTATCCATTGCCATGTGTTAGAGAAAGCATTTTTAATAGCTATCCATACAGCATTTACTCCATTTCTGAACCATTCGCATTTTTGGTATAATACTACAAAAATTCCTATAAATGGTATAAATAGAGCCTTATACTCTTTAATCTTAGCCCATACTTTAGCTCCTAGCTCCATTAATGCATGCAATTTATTTTTTATCCAAGTCCAAGTAGCTTTAAATCCTTCTTTTATAGCTTTCCAAGCTTTATCTACTCCTTTCCTAAACCATTCACACTTCTTATACAATAGAACAAAGATAGCAATAACAGCCACAATAGCTGCGATTATAAGTCCAACAGGATTAGCTACAAAAGCCCCTTTTATTGCCAAACCTACCATTTTTATAACTTTTATAATCTTTAAAAATCCACTTCCCAAAACCTTTCCAATGATACTTCCAAATTTTAATAAAAATTTTCCTAGTTTTAATCCCCAACTACCGATGAATCTAGCTGCACTTGTAAGATACATTCTCAATCCCATAAACATGCTAGAACCATAACTTATTACAGTTTTAGAAATACTAAAAAAAGCTTTACCAATTCCAAAAGTCAAGCTCTTAAAACCTTTCAATAGCCAAGTTGTTATCGGAAACATTTTCTTCAATCCAAATAAAAAACCATCTTTTAATCTAAAAGCATTAAATTTATATCCCCATAAAAATAATTTACTCAATGGAGCTAATAGCATTTTATTAAAAAGTCCCCCTCCTAAATTAAACATAGCAAATCCACCTAAAAATTTCATTAAAGATGCTACTAATTTAGGATTTTCTTTTACAAAATTAGCTACCTTTTTCATCATTTCAGTTAACCATTTTACAGTTTCTTTTAATTCGGGTCCTACACTTTTACCTATATCTGCTAATGTATTTACAAAATTATTCTTTAAAATTTTTAACTGGTTACTTAATGTGTCTAATCTATCTGTATACTCACCATTGACAGTTTCATTTTCTGATACAGCTTGTTTTGCCTGATTTAATTTTTCTCTAACTCCATCTAAATTTTCTGATAATACAGCTAATCCATTTAAGACACTAGCATCATTTCCAAAAATATCAGAAATTATCAATGCCTTATCTGCTCTATTTGCATTTTTCATCAAATTTGAAAGGAGATAAAATG